TATAAAGACTATCATTCCAAGTTCCACCTAATTGTTCGTATGTACTCCCTTTAGTAGATATTGTTTTTATAGATTTTTTAGTGAATGTATAATAATCCCAAACACCCCATTGATTCAACCAAGCTAATCTAATACTTTCATAACCTTTCAAATCAGGGCAATTAACATTGATTGTATATAGTGAAGATGCTGCTGTACCACCATCAAATGCTTGTACTGTATAATATCCACCCTCTACCGCACCTGCTGTAACCATAGTTTGAAAGTTAGAACTCCAATTCCTTAAATTAGCAGGAAAACAACCAAAATAAAGTAAGGACTTAGATATATTACCCAAGCCACCTCCACTTGATATATTGTAAGCTCCATTGGACTGCGTTACGTCTACAGTTTCTGATAGGGTAGGTCCTGTTGTTGGGTAATAAGACAATATGATTTTAGTTACTGTGTCTGTACCAGAAGTAATCCCTTTTGTAAAAAAAGATAATGTTCCATAATCACCAATGTTTGCATATTGTGTTGTAGGTGCATTTGTTAAGAATTTCTTACTAGATGTGCCTAAATCAAAATCTTGCAAATCAAAACCAAAATCCCAACCTAAGCCGCCCCTATGTAGAACGTTAGAATGTTTTAAATATCCATCAAAGACTTGATACAAAGGTGAAATAGCATCAGGGGCTTCTACTAAAGCAGGAGGTGATGCAGTTGTGTCTAAATATTCAGTAGTAAACTTGAATACTACATATCTAAGCACTTTTGTTTGTTTAGAAAATTTATCAATAATATGAATAGGATATTGGAGTAAACCACCACCTGCTACTCCTTTATATTTGGTTAAAGTATTTGGGGATAAATTATCAGGACTCACATAGCTTTCTAAAAGACCTCTAAAATCAAATATCCCTGTTCCTTTATTATTTGGTGTTGTTTTAAAAGTACCTATTAAGTCAGTATTAACAGAAGTATTAGGTGGCTGACCATCACTAACATAAACATATGCAACAAATTTAACACTCTTTTCAAGCGCTACTGTCATAGAGTTGGTTACAGAAAACATAAACTCTTGACCTACAGGAAGTTTGTTATATAAAGGATATTGTGTTATGATTGTATTTGCCATTAGTTTACTTGTGTTATTGTTTCTTTATTTAACGTGTTTAAAATATCTTCTTTTACTGCTCCTAATAAGTCTGTAGGGAATTTCTCAAGTCCAAGCCCTAAAGGTCTTTGAAAGAAGCTAAGGCTTTTTATCCCATCTCTTTTAATTGACCTACTTATCAAATAAGCTAAACCTGATATATATTGCCCTGTTTTTTTAGACCTACCTCTACCTGTACCTTCAGGCTTTATTCCTCTTGCTTTTATCCATTTTGAAATTATATCTATTGGGGGTCCTTTGGATTTATATTTAAAAGGGCTTTCAACCTTTCTTTTATCCCAAGTTGTATAATCTTGTATTTTTTTATTTCCTGAAACTCCTTTATCTACAAACTGTCCGTAATTTAACATAAAAAATTGTAAAGCAAAACCATCACCATCAGGCACTACTTTATAGCTAATAGAATTATACAAATCCTTATTAACATTCTTTTTAGCCTTAGTTAGCATAGTCCTTGATTGCTTGACTACATACTTACCTAAACTATTAAGATAATTTTCTACGCTACTAGCCATTATACAAGCCCTGCAAACACTTCTACCTGAACATCCTCTGAAGCTGATGGTCTTACCTCTACAGTTACTAAGTCTGCTAATGTACCAAATGCAGGAGCTGCATCTTCTCCACCAATTAATGCTTCTTCAGCTTGGAATAAGATATGAGAACCTCCTGCTCTTACAGTTACTTGATAGTTTGTTCCTGAAGTTACAAAAGCTACTTTCATGTCTTGGTCTGTACTCAAATTAGTTACTCTTAAATACTTACAGTTTTCTACATCTAAAGCACCATCAGCACCATGAGGAGTTGACGCAAATACTGCTACTGTTGTAGTCTGTGAATGAGTACAAGTTAATATTCTTTCAAATACATCTACTATGCCTGTTGTTGTTAAAGTATTACTTGAACCTCTTAAAGAGTTATTCAAAGTAACTGTTTCTGTTATTGTTGTTACTAAATCTGCCATTTTATAATTTTATTGTTATTTTAAAAAATCCTATTTCTATTCTATATTTTCCTATTTTAAACTTCATTAATATCCTGCACCGCTTGAAGATACAGGAATCGTACAGGCTTCAAAGTCATTCTGTACTAAGACACCTATCTGAAAGACATAACCACAAAGCAAATTGTCAAACCTTTCTTGGAATGGCTCTAATGTGAATTGGTCTTGCGTAAAATATATTGGTGCATTAATATCATCAACACCCTCTAATGATTGTTGTTTTGAATGTCTAAGCATTCCTATAAAGTCTGTAGCTATTTGTAATGTTTCATTGAATACATCTTGTTCATTACTTAACGTCTTAACTAATTTTGTAAAGTTAGCAGCAGCATTGTTCTTTGTCCAATCTGACTTTTCGTTTACTAAGTCACAAATAAAGATTTGAAAGTTGTAAGTCAATTGGCTATCACCTGTTACTACTGATATGGGGTTGATGTGAAGTAAAGGCATCTTTTCCATCTTCTCCAAGTTAATTTCCCAAATATCACCAACTGATGTTGTGCTTATCTGGTTATGATATTCTCCCATTCTTAAAAGAGTATTCAATACGTTGTTATATGTCTTATTGCTGACTGCCATGTTTTACTTTATTTTGTGAGTTCAAATCTGTTTCATAACTTAGCCAAGTCAAGCATTCTAAAAGGCTAAGGTTTGTTATTCTTTCTAAGTTTACAATCTCTCCATTTGTTAATCTATACATCACTCCGAACCATCCCCATTTTTCTGCGAAGGATTCTGAGGCAATTGCTGATTCATTTCCTTCAGCCGCTCCATCAAATATGATGGCAAAATCAGCGACAACTCTTTCCCTAAAACAAAAAAAAACCGTAAAGCACTTTGTACCTGTTCAGCTGACATCTGTTTCATTTCTTCTGTCCGCATCCTAATATCTCCATCATAAGCCGCAATAGTATATATATCATTTTTCTTTTCTGTTATCGGTCTATACAATACCGCCATCAATTCAGGTAACTGAGTTTCTATTCCGTTCTTGATAAACGTTTCAATGTCGGCATACTCACCGAGTGTTATTGAGTCTAAGTCTGGGTGGAATCCGTACTCAACTCCGTTTATCTTAACTATCCTTTTTAAAGAACTATCTTGCTCCTGTTGTAACTCTGCTATCCTACTCATTATAACTGCTACATCTTTTATACTAAGCTCATTTACTAATTGCTTTGGTATATCTGACAAAGCTGCTATTGTTTCTGCTGCTTCTTTTGTCTTGCTTCCTGTTTCAAGGTCTATAAGTTTTAGCCAAGATTCCAAACTCACATCCGACCAACTGTTTATTAATTTATACTCCCTTGTCTTTTCACCCTTCTTAATCTTTACTTTCATAATGTTCGGTTATAATATAATAGAAAAAGTTAATTTTTAGTTTACTCATTAGTTATTGAACAAAGTACCTCCCTGCATTTGGATTATCTAAGTGGTATATTATGTTGTATCTTATTCCGTCTATTGCGTGGTTGTAATTGTCCACATATAATTTTGAACCCTTATCTGCATATACATAATTGTTCAATTCTTTAGCTATGTTTGTAGACTCAGGGCTTACTATTAATTGATAATCTTGCATTCTAGTTATGCCACTTTCAATAGTTCCTTTTTTAACAGGCTTGATGTTTACACCTAAATGTTTAAGGTCTGCTATTAGTCTTGGTTCTGCTGAATCGGCTATTATCAAAGTATCATCTACTTTGTCTAATATTATCTTAGCTAGTTCTTGACTTTTTAGTCCATTACGATATATGTGTTCTTTAAGATATATCTTCTTATGCTTCTTATCAATAGCTACTTCAGTTAGTGAGTCAGGGTCTATACTAAAGCCAAAGTCCATTCCACAAGAAGTTTGTAAGTCATCAGGATTAAATTCTCCTATACTCCAATTCTCAAAGACTACACCTTCCGCTTTGTCTAACCAGCCCCCCATAATTTTGTGAGTGTACTTTTTAAAGTTAGTATGCTTTATGCTCTTAATACGCTCTAGGAAGCTCTGTGAGAGGTTTTCTTTATTGTCTAGGTATGTACTATGTATATAGCATACATTGTCTTTAACGCCATTAAAACCACCTTCAACGCCTTTGCTCTCAAAGAACCTGTCGTATATCCAATGCTCTTTAGTTACAGGATTCAATATAAGTATGATTCTATTATGTATGTCTTTTTCTCTAATACTAAGGTCTATTGTATCAAAGATATTCTCATCAATAAGTTCTTCAGCTTCATCTAATATCCAATTAGAAACCCCTGTCAAAGACTTTAGACTAGCTGTCTGATTTCCTGCTGATGTCTTAATACCTCTAAATAAAATATCTGACTTGTTCTTTGTGTTTACCACCTCAGCTTTATTTACACTAAACACATCTTCATATCCTAAAAGGCTTATCTTTTCTAAGAATTCAGGAATAATAGATAAGTGAGCTGAAGTCATAGTATATCTTGTAAAGAGTATTCTAATACCCTTTGTCATAGTTAGTAAAGTCAAGAATACTGTTGCTGCATAAGACTTACCTGAACCTCTACCACCTGTTATTATAAAATAACGGCAATCAGATTCAAATAAAGGATTGTATTTTTTACTCAGTATCAGTTTCTATAAATGTTATAAGTGGCATATTCAGGCTTTCTTCATTTGAAGTAACATCTACTCTTTGTTGTGGTCTTCCGTAAAAGTATTCAAAGAATAACTTAACCGCCCATTGTTCTTTTTTTTCTAAGCCTTTTTTTAATGACTCTAAAGCCATTGGGTTCATAGGTGTTAAATTCTCTATTAGCTTTTGTTCTTCTGCTTTTGCTTTACGCCCTGCCCCTGCTCTTTTTCCTCCGTGTGTCATTTTGAAATAATTTGATTAATCAAGTTGCTATTATATAATAGAAATCACTTGAATTCATTTGGCAGCATTAATCTTACACCTAATTCTGTTAAAGCCCAAATTCTTATTTGGTCTACATATACCTCAAAGTCTTTTGTATTCATTCTTGCTGTACTGTTTACTGTTTGCAGTCCTATTTGTTTATCGTTTATCTCTATGCTTTGCCATTCACTTGAAAACTTAATTTTTAAAGCGTCATGTAATTCATCTGGGAAATATCCTAGCTCTAATCCTAATGGTTGTACTATACAAGCCCAATAGTAATTGTTCTGCATATTGCTTCTATTGTTTCTTTGTTTCTTTACACTTACTATGTAGTCGTTCTCTAATTCTTTTAGGTAACTGAATAGGCTTTGCTTGTCTCTATTGTCTTTTATTACAAACTTCATATATTACTTAACCATTGTTCATATATTCTGCTTGATATTTGTGCTGTCATTATAGGTGGTACACTCATTCCTATTAAGTAGATAGGTTTATTTATTAAAAAATTATAATCTTTTGGGTAACTGCCACCTAGTATTATTTCAATATCATATAAACGACGTTCTTCTTTATAATGGTAATAACTATTACTTCCTGCTCTTAGTGTTGGCAAAGCCCTATTTCTATCTAACTTTAACTCTTGAAAAAAATGTCCTTTTTCGTGTGCGTCTGCACAACTTCTACCTTCTTTTATTTGTTTCCAATAAGGCAGAACACCTTCAGGAATGTGAGTTATATTATCTTGCTTTGTATTTGGTTGTTCTATGTCTTTATAAGTTATTTCTTTTTCATTAAATTTTAAGTCTAGCTTTGGTGCTTCTTGAAACATATCCACTTGTTCCATAAATGGATTAGCTAAATCATTTCTTAAAGCTATAAAGAAAACCCTTCTTCTTCTTTGAGGTACACCCATTGTACTTGCGTCTAATAAATAAGGTTCTATTCTTAATTGATATCCTGCTTCTTTAAAAGCTAGATAAATCTTTTTTACATATTCCTTTGCAGCCCCCATCATTAAACCACTTACATTTTCAGCGACCACTACTTTAGGTTGAAGTTCTTTAGCTAAGTCTATAAAGTCAAAGAATAGATTATCTAATACTTGATTAGCTTGACCTTCTCTAAATTTCTTTTCTTTTCCCCAATCCTTTTCTCTATTTCCTGCCATAGAAAAACTACTGCAAGGTGGTGAGCCGTCTAAAATATCTAAGTCATATAATTCTTTTGGTAAATCTTTTCTAAGTTTAAAAGTTTGTATTGGTTCTAAGTAACTGTATTTTGGATGGTGATTTGTTTTATATGCTTCAATCATTTTGGGGTCTATTTCATTACAACCTATTACATCAAATCCTGCTAACTTATATCCCATTGTAGAACCACCACCACAAGCAAAGCAACTAAATACTTTACCTTTGTCCTTTGTAAAGTTAGCATCTTTTAACGTCCATTCATATTTAAACTTATGTTCTTTCATTAGTCAAATGGTTCATTAATTCCTCTTTCACCGCATAGTTTTTCTTTTGCTGAATCCCATAGCATATCACGCCTTTTACTTAGTGATGGTTCTGTACGTTTAAGACTAGGCATACCTTCTTCAGGTTCGCTATCCATATAAAGACCACAACTACATAGTGCTTCTTTAGCAACCCATTTATCTTTAAATACTATGGTAACTTTTGCCAAGTCTTTTTCTTTACCACATTTACAGACGTACTTTGTCATCTTAATCTATTAATTGTAAATCCCTACCTTCATCTTTTGCTATCCTCATTATGGTCTTTACTAATTTCTTTCTTTCTAAGTTTGTTTCACACCATATAAAATCAATATCATTCATTCCCTCTAATTTTAATTGTATGCCAAATCTTGTGCCTTTATTCTTACTTTCCTTATAATTATATTTTTTAACTATCTGTTTCCAGGTTACTAGCTCTATTGTTTCTTTTTTCATGACTGCGCTCCTGTTGGTGATAAACCACCTGTTCTAGTTTCACTTTTTTTAAATAGCTTGTCTAGCTCAAAATGTAAATGATTGATAGCTTTTTGTATATCTTGTTCAGCAGGGTTACCTTCTTTCTTTCCTGCTCTGAGTAGATAGCTGACTGCTGTACCTACATTGTAAGACAAGTTAAAATCTTCAACTACTTTTCTAGCTGAGTACCCATACTTTTTTCCTGAGTAGTAACTTGGTTCTGTTGTTTCTTTATAGTCTATCGGCATCATCTAATTTTTTAAGGTTATCATATAGTTCTTGGTTGCTTTTGTTTATTCTTCTGTTTTGCATATACAGTACAAATAAGATAAATAGTACCATACAGATTAATGTTATTTTTAGTAGTGTAATCATTTTTCTAAAAGTTTTAAGAGTTGTTGGCTTGTATAGATTCTGTCATCACCCGAATAGTTTTCATAGATACAGGTAAAGTTTTCGTCATCACTTTTATCCCAAGTCCAAAGGCTTTTCACATTCTTTTTAATATGAAACCTCAGAACTGATTTTATTGATTTGTAGCTTTTTTTATTCATTGTATTTCTTATATAGTTTTTTTATTCCATCAAAACAAGTTGATATACAAGAACCGCAATTAGTTCCTGTTCCGTAATTAGTCATGTGTATTACATTGTACAAAGTTATCATTCTTTTTTTAGCAGCAACATCTTTTGCCCTTCCTGTTTTTAAGTCATCCCAAATATCCAGGACTTCATCTATCAAGTGCTGAGGTAAATCATCAGGAGCTGTAACCTCTGTAGTCTTATCCCAATACTTCTGTGGACAAGCCATTGGAGCAAGACGTGCCTTCAGCTTCATAAAACATAGACACCGCTTACAATTTCCTGTAGGCTTAAAATAATATACACATTCTTTACAGATTGCAAGACGTTCTTCATATATTTCATCAGTCACAAAAAATTTATTCATTTAGTTTCTTTTTAAGTATTGTTCTTACTTTATCTATTGTAGTAAAAAGACTGTTACGACTTATGCTAGTTTTTTCTGCTAGTGAGTCTAATGTATTTCCTTCATAATAATAAAGCTCAAATATTTTCTTATCGTACCACGTGAAACCTTCTAAGGCTTTGTCTATTTCTTCTAGCTTTGTCCATTGGTAATTATCTACTTTTTCATTTGGAATGTTTGCAATGTTTTTATTATTAGCAATGCTATATCCCAAATTATCATTAGCATCAGAAAACTTACTAGTGTAGTTAGTATTGAAACAAGAGCTATCAATATGTGTATAATACTTTTCATACTTATAATAAAAATTAGACCTTGTGCTTGTTAAAGCCCTTCTTAATGCTACTGCCCCATATCTTGTAATCCCTTCAATACCATCATTATCATAAATCTTTTTTATGGTGTCAGGGTTTGCTTGAAGAAGGTAGAGCATTAATTCCTGAACTGCTTCATGTATTTTGTTTTCATCTGTTGTAAGTCCGTAAGCCATAGACCTAAACTTATCTGATAGCTTTGCTATTTCTGCATATATCTCAGTCATCAGTTGTTTCTATTTTATCAATCTTGTCTACTGTTTCATTAAGTAATTCATCTAATACTACTTTGTATGCCCTTAGAATTGCCCTGTTTCCTTTAGTTTCTAAAGCTGCAAAATAACCATTAGTTGCTACTGATACATTAATAGGTATTATCATAAGCCAATCAAAGAAGTTATGCTCCTTAGTTCCTGTTCCGTAAGAGTTGTGGTATTCTAAAATGACATCTATAACATCTAAGTAGTTTTGGTATCTTGCTTTAGTGCTTGTTTCTTTTACAAACTCTTCACACATTAACAAGTAAGTTTCTATTGCTTGTTTATGTTTTTCATTTGCATAAATCGTTTTCTGCATACGCAAACTTAAAATAAAAGTTTACTCAATTCCCTTATCTTTTTTTAACTTTTCAACAGCAGCTTTGTAATAACCTATCTTTTCTTCATAATCACTTCTAGTCATCTTCATTGTTTGCCTTGACTTTAACTGAAGTTCTTCAGCTGCACCATCTCCGTATTTAGCATCTAAATTCAATCCAAATTTATATTGTTCCCCTTGACCAAAAAGATTATCAGCAGGGGATTGTGGTTGTACGTTAGCTTCACACCACCGAGTAGATAATCTTTTTCTTGACATAAAATGACCTGCGTGCATACTCTTGTAGTGATATACTCTTCCTGAAGTAAAGCATTGTACAAGTCCTTCATCTGTTGCATCTCTAAGCCTTATGTAAAGGCTAAACCATTTGTCTAGTTCTTTTTTTAATTTACTAATTGACTTCATATCCCAAATCTTTCTTCCATTGGTCTTGTATTGTTTCTTTTCTTACTTTGTAAAGTTTACCTCTAAGCTCAGGACATTCTTCTTGTAACTTCCTACGCATTCTTTCAATAGTCTTAATGTTTGTCAGTTTACTATCAGCAAACATCTTCATAAATTCAAGCCCATTTATTTCAGCAGGGTCTATATTCTTTTTCTTTAGTTCATTAAACCAATAGGTAGCTATCAGCTTAGGGTCACTATCTCGTAAATGAGGTTTCTGTATTAACAGAGCTTTGACTATATCTTTTGTTTTCATATCTAATTTGTTTTCGTTTATTAGGAATATATTTTAAAGGTTGTTCAAATCCAAACTGCATTTCAAACGAGCTACATTTATCAGGGTTGTAAAGTTTTTGTTTTGTCATTTTAATTTTCTTATTAGCCACATTACAATGGCTGTTACTATCACCCACCCTATCATTTGAGTAGTTTTGGTTCTGGTCTAAAGTGTGGTACTTGTTTGGGGTTTTCCCCTTTATCTACTCTTGACCTAGCATCCCATATTATCTCTTGGTGTCTTCTAAGCCATTTCATATAAGTTGGAACAGTTAAATGTATAAAGTCATTTGTTATAGGACTTCTTACTCCTAAATTAAAAGCATTTTCCGCATCTTCAAAATAGAAATTTTTATACATTCTAGCTAAGTCAGCAGCTAAACTTGTAGACATTATTTCAATAGTTTCTTCTTCTACATTGTTTTGCCCTAACTCTATGTAAGTCTTACTTACTAAATCAACTGAAGATAATATTAAATCTTCTTTTGACATTGTTTTAATTAATCTCATTATTTAAATTGTTTTTTTAATTTTTCTTTAACATTTAGATTCTTTTGTAAATGCTGATGTATTTTGCTCATAGTTTGTTTTTTAGGTCTATCCCATTTCTTTTGGTTTTTTGCCCAAGTCTTTAGTCTAAGATTTGTACTCCATGTTTGTTGTAATTCAAACTTCATCTTTGTTTTAGACTTATTTGGTTCTGTCCAATAGTCTACAAAACTATTTAAAATATTTTTATCATAATCAAAAGACATAACATTTAAAACAAAATCTTTTTTCCTATTAGATATATTAATACTTGTATTATTAATACTTGTATTGTTATCTTTAACATTTTTGTTAATAGGGGCATTAACATTTTTATTAATACCCCCATTACATAATTGTAAATACCTCTTATCAATTTCTTTAGTACCTTTTTTATAAACTATCTCTCTATTAATAAAATTATTTTCAACTAAACTACTTATCCACCTACTGATTGTTACAGTAGAAACATTATATAAATTTGAAAAGTATTTATTACTAGCCCAACAAGAACCATCTTTTTGAGATAATGCTGTTATTTCTGCATAAAGCAACTTAGCATTTGGTGTTAAGTTTTTGCTGTATCTTACATCAGCAGGGATAGTAGCATAATAGTTAGGTTTGGTCATAGAATCTTAATAGTATAATGATAGTTTTTAAGAACAAACTTAATAATTTCAAATTGATTACTGTAGTCAAAGTAAGAAGTTTTTATTTTACATTTAACTTTATCACTTTTTACTTCTAATATTACTTGTGAATTTTTAGGAGCTTTAGATTCTTTAACCCCATTTTTAAGTAAATATCTTTTCATAAAATCACCATCTAAAAATATTTCCATATCACCATCTAAACTTTTGTATGCCTTATAGACTTTTGTGAAAGCATTTCTATAAGATTCACAGTTGGCATAGTTAGCTTTGTGGCTCTTTTCATAATGATAGATTAAAGTTCTATGCCTTTTAAATGCTTTAGCAATTATCTTTGGATGTATAAGTTCTTCAGTCCTACCTATATAAGCTGCTACTGCTCTGGCTATATGTAATGGCTGCTTCCTGCTTTTTAAAGCAAGGTCATCTGTTGTAAAGCCTAAAGCTCTAGTAGTAAGGTCACAGATGTATCTAAAGTTGTCTTTCTCTACCATTAGAAAGGCATATCTTCATCAGTAGCAGCTACTGTTTGTTCATTTAACTTAGCAATGAACCAACCATCTATATTATGGTAGTATTTGCCATTGTATTCCCTTGAGGATAAGTTGATTGAAACACTAACCTCTGAACCTTCTTCAATATCTCTTAGGTTTTTAATCTTATCACCAAAGAAAGTAACTACTACTTCTTTGTTAAAAGTAGCCCCTGTTTGTTCTACTACGATTGATTGTTTTTCCCAAGACTTTCCTGACTTAGATGTTCCTGTTTCTCTGTCTAATTTTGTTGTTAATTTTCCTATTATTTGCATATCTATTTATTTATTAATTATTACTCTTTTTAAAATCTTCTGCTTCATCTTCACCAAATACTCCGAGTTCATAGAATCCTGTAAGTTTTAATACTGCACGACTCATAGCTCTTTTCTCTGCCATTTCCATTACATACCAAGTGTTGCAGTTACCATCTTTGAACCCACCCTTTAAAGCTGAACCGAATGTTTGTATAAAAGCCCCTTCTTTTCTTGCATTAGCTTTTACTACACAAAAATCCTTTTCACAATTAATTACATCATAGTCAATACTGATGCCTTCTTGTGCCTGAATCTTGTCAATTCCTGAGCGTGTTATGATGATGTAATGCTGGTGCTTGAATACGTCATCTTTTGTAAGGTTGTACTTTATGTACTTTTCCTTTAATACTTCTGTTTTCATATATATTTCTTTATGTTAATAATTGGGTTAAAAATATAAAATTATTTTGACTTTATATATTTTGTTAATTGTTTTTTAATATACTTTAAATGTTCTTCATCAATCCATTCTAAAAAGTTATAAGAGTCAAAACAGATTTGAAAGTCTTTACCATATTCATCTGTTCCTCTTAAATAAACTTCGTTTTCGTGTGCTTGGAATGTATTAATATCATTCATTCTTTTGTGTATCAGTTCTTCTTCCTGTTCTAGTTCAGGCATTTCCATTAGTTTATCTTCTAAATCAAACTGCCCTTTCATTTCTTCTAGTTTATTTGGAACTTCACCTAAAGTTAATTTTTCCATTTCATCAAGGAATCTATTTTGTTGTTCCTTTGTGTATTCGCAAAGTGGTTTTTTATTCATTATTTTAAATTTAAAATTATAGCTCTTTTATTTATTTTGTATGCTTCTTTGTATTGCTTGAGCTTTTTAGCAATAACTATATTCTGTTCTTTATTGTAATGAAACGAGCCTGGCTTTTCAATCTCATAAGTATAACATTCATCAAGATTAAGTTTTGTCAAAGTGCAGATGTCTTTAAAGGCTGCATCTATTTGTTTCTGAGTTCCAAATATTCTAACTGCTGTGCTGATTTGATGACAGTCATTATCAAAGCAGTAAAGTTGGCTATCCCATTTAGAGAATGTTTTGTATTCTCCATTAGGATAAAAGTAGTAGTCCTCGCATTTTAATTCCATTAGTAGTTAAGCTGTATATGTAGCAAGATAGACGCTACTGTTAATATCATCAGAGATGTATATATTACCCAAGCAGGTATTCTATCTACAAACCTTTTCTCTGTGTTTTCTATTGTATATTTCTTGTAGTCATTTTTAAATACAAATGTTGCTAGTTCTTGAGCATTCATAAACTGAACTGATTTAGTCAGCTTGTGCGTAACTTTGTAGTCTGCTCCTGTTACAATGTTTAGATTTTTCATTTTCTTTTTTTTAGTTATTAATTATTGAGTTGTAAAGACTTAGTGCTTTATCACCTCCCTGTTTGGTGTTCCAACCTCCAAATTGTTCGTATGTCATCCACCCACCATTTTGTTCAATACATACAAGATTGGTTTCTAATTTAATAGACTTGATATATCCCCATTTGTCTGTCCATTTTGGCTTTTCATAATTTGTTTTCATTTTCTTTTTCTTTTTAATTAATTTTGTTTTATAGCGTTTTGTTTCGCTTTTGATGGTACAAACATACAACTAATATTTGAATTAACAACTATATTAACACAATTATTTACAAAGTTATTAACAATTATAATGTTAGTAATGGTATTTACTAGATTACAGCGACTTTAAGTGCTGTCTAGTATATTAGTATAAAAAGTGCGAGAAAGTGCCTAAAAAGGCTAAAGGGTACTATAAATTAAGCAATATTATGCCTAAGATTAGAAGCATATATATTAAAAAGACTTTGATTGTTGGGTTTTCGTCCATTATAAAGGCATTGGTTCTATTATTGGTAGTTGTCCTGAATCCAAAACAACCGCACAACCTAAGACAGGCTTGGCTGTGTGGAACTTTGCATATCCATAGGCGAATGATTTATAGTCTATGCCACAAGGCGACTGTAATTGCCATTTAAGGTCAGTTAAAGATGCTGTATAATTTATGAAACTCTCGGTGTGAATATGACCCTGCACCATAGAAGAACCCCAATTTTGACTTCTTTTGATAATTCCTTTACCGCTACATCCTGTTCCGTGCGTGTATAAGACATTATCGTGTACAAATTGTTCTTCAAAGACCCAATCAGGACAACCAAGAACTTCATTAAGATTTCTGACAAATCTTTTATCTATTCCTGCTTCTTCTGATTTCCTAGCTATAATTAAATCGTGATTCCCCAAAGTTATGGTTGCATTTGGGAATGCTTCATACCATCCTTTGACTTGTTCAATAGCCATGTCAAGCTCATATTTAGCTCCATGTGATTCCGTACTTGTAGAATGAAAAGAACTGAAGTGAGAATCTAAAATATCACCTGTGAAGCTGACCTCTGAACATTGATATTTGTTATAAACATCAATACAATGCTGAAGATAATTTCGGTGAGTGTATGGGAGATGTACATCCCCCACCACCAACCGATTTACCTTTTTACTCCGTAGCCCCTCTATAATTTGGATTTCGTGAGGCTTTAATCTGTATCTATTATTTTCTCGCACTATCAGCGATTCCTTGTCCTAATACTAAAGCAAGACAAGCATAAAATAGATTTGATGCAGTTGCTTCATCAACCCCTAAATATGTAACTAATAAAGGGATAACGACACTACTTACTGCATACCAAAATTTCTTGGATTTGAACATTGTTAAAATAAGCCAATTTTTCATTTGTTTAATTTTTTAAATTATTATTAAAGTTTATAAGACAGTCCTACATTAAAAGAGCCTTCACCATCTTTTGTTGTATAATTTGGTTCTATATAAAGTTCTTCCCAGAGCTTAATAGAAGTTCCAACTCCTAATGTCATGTTATCTGTTGTGTTTTCTGTTGGAGCTTGTACTGATAAATACATATCATTAGTAAGACTGTATCTAGCTACAAAATCATAGTCTTCACCATTCTTTTGAAAGCCTACCATTACATCATCATTTACTTGGTAGCCAAACCCTAAGTTGTTAGTGATACTATCTACACTTAACATAGAGCCTTCCCCTGATGTATTTACGCTACTCATTACCCTGAATTGTGCTGAAGCACTTAAACAAAATAATGCTATTACTGTTGTTAAAATTGTTTTTCTCATTTTTATTTATTTTTGATTATTAAATTAATATTTGTTCCGCCTAAATTAATGATTTCTTTCATAAGTAAATCCATTGCAAAAGTTGAGTTTTTAACATAGTCCTGTTTACTTGCAAACCCTACTAGGATACATCCGCTTGTGTCTTTTGCTGAATTGCCCCTATGAAAAAGTATCCAATCTCGGCTGGGTACGTCTTGAACTAGAAGGTGCAAGTAATCTCTTGTAGCTGATTCTCTTGCTAGTCTTAACCTTACCTTGTACTCACCTTCAGGAATACAAGATATATTTCTTTCGTTATTTATATAAGGATTTTCTAAAGTATCACACATTCTTTCTCCATTTAAGAAAAGCTCACCGATTGTGCTTTCTTCTGTGAATGTATCTCGAATAATAAGAAGATTGATTGGTGCCAAACTAGATGGAGTAGGTTGCGTACACTTTAACGCCTTTAACTTCTTTAATAAACTTTCTAAGCACTTTATCATCTTTTATAGCTTCAGGTTTATACTTAGGGTTATTGCTATTGAGTTTTCTTTTCTTAGGCATTATCTATTTTTTTTATGATACCACCATTTGTCTACAGTATAGATTATTGAAATGATTAACAATAAAATCTTTAATAAGACTTCTAAATTAGTGAAGGTTGTTATGCTTAATATTGCTCCGTTTACTCCTAACACTTCCCCTACTTCCTTTGTTATCTGTTTGAGTGGCATTGATATATGTCTTTAGTTTAGTTATGTTCTTTGGTTTTGTTTTGTAGTGTTTCTTCATTAATCTCCTGCTGGTAAAAAGTCTCTTAATGTAAGTTTCGTTCCTTGAGGTGGTGTATCAAGATTCATTCCTGCATAGTAGTTGTCAGTTGAAGGGTTGACATCTGCTCCTGTATTCGTACTGTATTCTGGAAAGCTAGAGGTATTATTACAGATATAATCAATAAGTCTTTCACGATAATATGAAGCCGTGTTTAAAATTTCTTCTCTAAAATGTTGCGCTTCTTCGGTACTTAAAGCAGTTCCTGTTTCTGAGGTTTTAGAATAAATGTTCCCGTTCTCCACTTTAAAACGTAGGTACGGAATAGCGTGGTACAAAGCATACGCAGGAAGCATATCACCAATGTAATCATCTACTAAAGTCTTATATGCCCCCGCTAAAGTACCTGCTGTAATTTCATCTTTCAATTTCTGTGTTAAGTCTGTTCCTAATGCAGTTTCAACATAGAGCTTCTGTGCTTCTTTTACCGAAAAAAGTAATAAAGCATCGTCTACATTTAGGTTGATTGCTGTAGAATCTTTTAATTTGCTTTCTGATATGAAGAGTACGTATGACATAGTTATCTAGGGTTTAAAAATCCGTTATTTTTCATTCTCTTAGGTGCTTTTGCTACTAAGCCACTATTTCTTTTTAATGTAAATCCTTCACTAAGTGCTTTTACGTCTGATATTATCTGCTTACTATTTATATTAGACTTTGCATTTCTTAGAGATGTTTTATAAACTACTCTTCTGAAGTAATGATGACAGTTACCTCCTCCTTTGTAAAGCCATATAGAATAGGTTGCAGCACCACGTGGACCCCACCCTGCATTTACAGGCTTATTAGTTAATTGTAGCAAATCTTCTTTTCTATAAATTTTATTAGCTGAAGTCATTAATCTGCAAAATTCTCTAGTTTCTCCTTCTTGGCTTAATGCAGTATCTTTAGTATACATATATCTTACTTTAAAATAGTCATTGTAAGAATCATTTACACCATCTTGTGTACTTCTTTGGTTTGGTCTTGCTGTTCCTGTTGAAGCTAGTTCTGTTTTACCTTCAACTAATTTATTTAATTCTGCTTCAAAATCAAAATCCTCGTGTTCATCATTTACATTTTCTTCATCTACTATTTCCCAATCTTCAGGAATATCTTCACCGAACTCTTCAATCCAACTTTCTAGCTCTGTTTTTTCTACTTTACTAAATTCTAAAGTTTCATCAACTACTTCCTCATCACCTAAAGGCTCAAGTCCAAGCTCTTCACGTATTTCGTCTTGAGTCATAACTTCTCTGATAGTCTTAGAATCAAATTGAACTGTAATAGGTTTAAGCTGTACAAAGTTTACAGGCATATCCATATTGTTAATTTGGAATATTTTTCTTAGTTGTTTAACTAATTGGTCTTGGAATGGCTTAACCACAGTATTGAGATAGAAATTTGCAGCGTTGATAATCTCGTCTGTATTGCTTGAAAAACCATTAGCAGTATCTATACCCATAAGAGTCTTAGAAGTTACTCTGTGTCCGCTTAAAATGTTGCTAGTGAGTAGTTCTTGGAGTGCCAAATACTGCTTATCGAGGTCTGATGGTGTTATTGCTTGTACTTCAGGTGTTCTAGTCTTATCGTCTGAGAACGTCAAAATGAACTTCCCTGCATTGTTTTGTCCTGTGAACTTATCTGTAAGGCTTTGTTCTATTTGATGACGCTCTTCAGCTGTCGGTATGCCATTACTAAAGTTTACCATAAAAGAACCTGAGAATCCTGAGCTGATTGCATTGAGATGGTACTCAGATATACGTCCATCTATAAGACTCCAATTTGAGCAAGATACCCAATCAGGTGTATAATAGGAATTCATATTAGGGCTATAAAGTCCTGAATACATTATTTGATTTGCTGAAGTTCTATCATTAGCATTAAAGGCAGGTACATAATAAGGCTTGTTAGCTCTAGTGTTTGACCAATCTGCTGATATGTAATAGCCTTTAGTCTTTCCGAATTCATCAGGTCTTGCACATCTTAGCTTAGAAACGTCAATGTGATAGATTTCAGCTATTTGAGTTCTATCCTTTGACCACACCAAATTCAAAGCGAACCCACCCTGTAGCTTAAAGTCAAAAGATAGTTTCTTTATAACTTCATGTAGGCTTTCATTTCCATTAGCTCTATCCATAAAGTTCTGTAACTTAACTCTAGCTTCTAAGTCCCTATCATCTTCATCTTCTATAATAAGGGCTTCACCTGCAATCATCTCTGCTGTTGAATTAACAATAGCCGCTGTAATTGAACTTGAATAGTAAAGGTCAATTAAGAACTGAGGATAGAGGTTTCTCCAATCTTCTGTTCCGTATTCTATCCAATCTCTACCTCTTACCTCTTGAACTGTAGGAGCTGTACTCGTTTCTAAATTGATGTTAATGATATTATCTTTCATATTTTATTTTTTATACGATACTTGCTAATCTAAGATTAATATTCTTTGTTAAAGCGTCACTTGCACTACTGAATATTTGGACTTCACTTATTGAACCCTCAAAAGGGTTCGTATCAAGTTTTCTAATGCCTAGTGAATCTATGTCTGCTGTTCCTGATAATGTAGGTGTTGCAGTAGTTTGCGCAACCCCATTCCACCAAAGTGTTAAAACATTACTCTCTCTTGTGACAACCATATAACCATCACCCCAAAACCCACTATCCAATTCTAAATCTACTGCTGTTGCATTATCAATCTTTACTCTTAACTTAGTAGTAGAGAACATTCTAAAAAATTCACCATCAGCCGTATTATCACCTAGAATAACCCCCGCTATTAAATTCAGCCTTATTCCAATAGTAAAATCACCTGTTAAAGATATTTGACTTCCAGACATGTGTTGAGTTGCAGAAGGGTCAAATCTCAGAGCCCCTGATGGTGGGTCGTATGTAGGTGATTCTGCAACACTTCCAGAAATAAATATGTTAGTAGTATGGGAGGATAACCAATAATAAACCTTATCCGCATTTGGTGCATTCTGAAAGGCAACATTTGTTTTATTCTCAAACCAAGCCACTAAACTTGATTCAGCATTAGGTGTCCATCCACCATTGTTTCCTACACTTAAATCTAATCCTAATTTTAACATATTCTATGTAGTTGGTCCTTCGTGATAACCTACTCCAACACCACTCGTAATGGTAATTGCTGTTATGTTCATAAAGAGAGTTGTTCCAGCAGGAAGTGTAGTTACTAAAGCTGATTCTCCTGTTGCATCTGCTACTGTTATAGCGGAAACTACACTCGTTACAGGGAAGTAAACACAATACCAATCTACACCTGTTTGTGCTCCATCTCCACTATCAAAGACTACTGTTCCACCATTTTTTCCTAATTGCTCTGTTAAGAGCTGTTGTACATTTTCTATTGCCATTTTATTTTATTTTATTGTCCGTAGTATATATAATTTGTTTGTTCTATATCTGCTGTAATATTTGCATCTGTGTCAGCACCCCCACCTGTTACTGTAACTGTAGGGTTTGTAGTATATCCGCTTCCTGCATCTGTTATTGTTACTGTATTCACTTCGCCGCCTGAAACAGTACAAGTTGCTGTTGCTTGTGTTATACAATCCCCTGTTATTGTTATTGTTGGGGCTGTACTATATCCTTCTCCAGCATAAGCGATAGTCAAGGTTTGAACACTTTTTGCATTTTGGATATATTGAACTTGTTCATCTCCTGCTTTTTCCGTTACATTTAATATTCCTTTAGTTACTAAGCCTTGTACTACTCCCTTAAGAACACCAACAGGTGTTAATACATCTAGCTCAGTTGCTGGAGCTGTTCCTGCTGCAACATTTACAGTTCCTGCCCAACTCACTTCATATACTTCATACTTCCAATATCCAGCAGGTATTAACTTTGTTGTTCCTGAATAAACAACAGGGTCTGCATTATAATCAAAAGTTAGTCCTGTATACCTATTGTAGATGTCTTCTTCAACCCCATAAGCATACTGAACAGAACCATCCATATCATTTATGAACTTAAATAAATGCCGTATTTGACTTGAAGCTACTGAAGTATTTATACGATTATCTTCGGTAGATATATATACTCTAAAGGTAGATTCTGTGGTTGCTTGTATCATTCTATAATATAATAGAAAAACTCTGTTTTTGTTTGGTTATAAAAGAAAAGAGGGCTAAAAAAGCCCCCTAATCAAAGAAATATATGAAAACTACTAATTGTGTTATGAAGAAACTACTCCTGCTAATGTAAATCCTGCGTTATCAAATACATTAGTAGTGTAATCTGGTACCATTTGGAAAGGCTGATTTTCTAAGCCGTCAAATGTAAGAGTATAACCTCCTCTGTCACCAAAACTTGCACCGCTATCCATAGTACCTGCGTTAAGTTCCATTCCATTTACACTTCCCAAACATGCTATTACATCGTGTCCGTTTGATAATGTTGCATTTAATTGAGCAAATATAATTACTTTTGTTGCACCTAATAATTTTATCTGATTTTGGTCTTCCTTAGTCAGTCTGTTAAGTATAATATTTACCGAAGGTGTGTAAAAAATAGTTCCGTTTTCACGTGAACCTGTAATAGTATCTGTAAGACTAGCAACACCTAGTGGCATTGTATATCTATAAAGACTATTAGAACCCATTTCTAAGTCTGTAATTTCACCGTTTGCTGTTGGTATTGAAGTTACTTGGTCATAAACTGCAAAGTAGATATATTTAATTCCACCACTAATTCTGTTACAATCGAGTCCCCTTCCTTTTGTTAAAGCTGTACATGCCATTTTATTTTATGTTTTAAGGGTTAAAAGTTGGAGGGCTTTTACACCCTCCGTCTTTATATTATTTACGATACAAGAACTACGTCAGCTCCAATACCTACTTGTGTACCACCTGAGTAACGACAAACTGCTCTCAAATTTGAGCTTCCGTCAAGCTGACTCATATCTAGTAAATTGATATTTACAGCGTCTGAAACCAAATCCGTCCCGAAAAATAAATTTCCTCTTTCTGCTGCTACTAACACATCATTATTCATACCTGTACAGACTGCGATTTTTATTCCTTCAAAGATTGGATAGTATTTATCATTCATATTCCCCCAAGGAGTTCCTGTTAAAGCAGATATTGCTTGAATATATACTCTGTAAGATTTAGGACTCATATAAATATATAAGTCTTCTTTAGTGTAAACTGCTGTTGGGATAGCTGCTGTACACGCTTGTAAATTAGCTATAATGTTATCTGCGTCATATGCTACTCCTGCTCCACCTGCATTAGTTACATCTACTACAGTTGCATCTACTACTAATCTACCAACTGCACCTTGTACAAATCCTGTAAATTCTCCGTTTGTTGCACCATTACCACCCCAAATTGAAGCTTCAGTTGCATCTGCTATAATCTCACCTAAGTAAGAAATAACGTAATCATCAAAACTTGCAGGTGGAGGTGCTCCTGCTCCTGCTCTCATTTGTAAAGCTTCCCAACTCTCTAAAAGAGTTTTTGAGCATAAATCCGTCTGAACCATTAGGTTAGTCGGTTCTAAAACCGCCTCAGTCATTGTAAGAGTTCCATCTAAGTTTACATTACAAGATGCATCTTGCACCATTGAAGTTGCATCCATCTTTTGGATATTACTCTTAAATTTCACATTTTCTAATACTGTCAAGTATTCCATTGAAGTTGCTTGGCGAAGGGCTTGGGATATGTAGAATCCTGCTGCCTTCCCTGCATAGTTACTCGTCATTGCTATTGCCATAATTTTTTATTTTTTAAGTTATTATTTATTTAAGTTATATAAGAACCTTTCTTGTCTAGATAACTTGTTATATTCTTTTTTAGTTAGTTCAGGTCTATCTGCACTAAATTTATTTGTGTTAATTGGAGCATCAGCAGGTTGTTCTGCTAGTTCCGTTTTTAGTTTTTCGTTTTCAGCTTTTATTGCTTCAACTTCTTCTGCTGAAAATTCTACTGTTTCTGTAGTTTTAATAGACTTAGGTTTGTCAGATACTTCTTCAGTAGCCATTTCTTCAACCTCATCATCACCACCTTCCTTTTCTCTTTTTAAGTCTGCTACTGCGTCTTCTAGGTTCTGGATTCTTTTTTCCATCCCTTTCCAATCGGCTACGTCAGCTTCTTCTTTTCTGTCATCATCTTCAGGAGCTAATTCAACTGATTCTTCTGATAATTCTTCTGATGCTTCAACTTCTTCTTCTGTTTCTGATTCGATAACTTCAGCAACAATACCTTCTTCTTCTACTCTAAAAGATACTCCTGTATCTGTCTTGTATGTTCCAACAGGAAGTAAGATAGTCGTTCCGTCTTCCGTTAATACTGAGATGTCCACCCCTGCTTCTAATTCTTCAGCGGTACTTACGAAAATAGTTCCATCTTCGCTTTTTGACTGCCAAGCCAAAGTAACTTCTTCTTCTTTTTTGTTAAGACCAAGAGCTACTAAAATTTGTTCTTTTAAATCCATAGTAATTTTTTATTAGTGTGAGTTTGTAATATAATAGAAATAAGTTCTATCCGTTTGATTTTGTGATTATTTCATTTAGAGCCTTTAGTATCTCTTCATTGGTTGGTTCTGCTTTTTGCATAGCTTCATACTTCGAAGTAAAAAAACCTTCAATTGAAAGTCCCTTAAGTTCTCCTGCTTTTATCTTACTCCATAACTCATCATTGGTTATGGACATTTTGACCATCCAAGTTCCTGAAGGAAGTGAGTAGCCGTAAAGAGTTGATTTGTCTGTTTTACTATCTTCTATTATCCAAGATTCAACAGTTAAAACACCTGACACTCTTTCTTGATGTTCATAGGTAGCTTTATGATGATTATTGTTTTTTAAATAACTATAAGCACATTTTTTTACTGTATCTTTACTGAAATAAACATAATAGTCAGAATCAGTATCAGCATCATATCGGTATATTGACTTTAGAGGGATTAAAGCAGGGCTGATTAAAACTTTTTGCTCTTCATCTACCTTAGCTAAAGTCAGGTTGTTTTTTGCTCTACTCATGTAGACCATATTTTCTTCTATGGCTGGTGCTGATACAAGGCTTATAGCATCAATTGCAAGAGATTCATTTGATTCATCTATTACAAGCTCTACAATAGATGTAGTCTTTTCGTAATAGTCTTTGTTAGCTTCTTCACATTCAGCTATGGAGTCATATTGACATTCTCCTGTCTTTCCCCATTTTACTTTTCCGTTTTCACATTCTTCGCAAGGCATATCTTATAATAGATTAAATTAGTATTTGTTTGATTTTTAAATTGTAGCTCTTCTTCTTATGTTAGCTAATTGGTTCTGACTCGAGGTCATTTCGTCTGTTAAAACGTAAGCCCTCATTGCTTCAGGTTCAACTCCACCTGTTAAGTCAAAAGCTCCTGACATCATTTGAGGAGCTGGAGTTCCACCACTTGCTCCTGCTGCACCACCACCTCCACCTGCACCGCTAGTAGGGTTTGTAGACATAATCTTACTTAACGCTGCTGCACCCATAACCCCTGTTGCAATAGCATTAGCAAGTCTTAAAGGGTAAGGTAATAATTTGTCAGCTATTGAAGTTGCTCCCATTGCAGCCATTATACCTTGTTGAGTGTTATATATAACTTGTGCTGCTGCAACCCCTTTAGATAAAGCAACATTTTCTCCTGCCATTGCTGCTGCTGCACCAAACCCCTGTTGTATAGTAGCTTTTTTAAAATTTTCTAAATCTTTTGCAATTGCTTTTTCTCTATCTGCTTGTGCTTTAACTCTTGCTTCAAAAGCATTTGCTTGTGCTATTTGAGCATCATATAAGTCGTCAGCTGCTTTCTTTTCTGCAGCAATTTCATCAAGTCTAGCCTGATTCCTTTCAGCTCTTTTTGCAGCTACTTCTGCTTCAATAGCATTTATCTTATTGTTAAGCTCTATTTGTTTAGTAATAGATTCAGCTTTTATATTAGCTAAGTTTGTTTCTTTTTCTGCAAGAGCATCTAAATCTTCATCTAATACAGCTTCTTCACCTTTTAACTCATTTTGTTTTCTTTGTATCTCTACTGCTTTTTCAGCGTTTGCTACTCTTTTATCTAATAAGTCATTTTCTATCTTAAAAGCCGACTTAGCTGCTGCTAATCTTTCAGCTTCAGTTTTACTTACATCTTCTGCTATTAATTTAAGGGCTTCAATTTCTGACCTTCTTTGTGCAGTTTCTACATTTACTTCTCTTTCACTATCTCTTAGCTTTTGGAACATTTTGTTCAATGCTGCTGCATTTAAAGTGTCTGTTAATATCTCTTTACCTATATTTTTAAAAGTTTTAGATATATCACTAAGCCCCTCTCTTACTTGACCAGTTAATATTTTCACTATACCACCACCAAACCTAGCTATTCTTTCTACTATTACATTAACAGCAGCTCCTATTCCTGCAAAAGCAGTTTCTAATCCTTCTGCACCTTTTTTGGTTTTTGTAAAGAAAGTAACAACAGAACCTAATAGAACTAAAAATGCTCCAAGCCCTGTAGAGATTAAACCTGCTTTAATTGTTCTAAATGATGCCTTTGCAACACCAGCCATAGAGTTAAATCCTTGCTTTACATCATTCAAGGAAATCCCCATTATTTTAAGTTCGCCTGTTAATGCCTCTGCATCCTGAGATACTTCACCTATATTTGATTTAACCTCCGCTTCTAATACTACTTTATCTGCCATATCTTTATTTTTTTATAAATTCTAAAATAATATCTATTTTTCGTTTTATCTCATTCATATCATCTGCATTCTTTTCGTGATACCGAGAGAATTGGTTTTTTACTTCATATAAACTAAACACAAGAAACCTATATAAAGCATACAAAGCTCCTAACAACAAGACTAATGGTAGTCCATATCCTTCTATTAATTGTAGTATTTCACTCATTATGATAAAGTAACCCCTGTTTTTATTTGTGTCATTCTAATTGTTGAAGCCCATTCTATATCCATATTAGTAGCACCTTTTACTGTTTGTCTAAAATTCGTTCCTGATACTGCATTTATCGGACTCCAACCACTTGTAGTTCCTGAGTCAGCAGGTGATGTTCTACTCCTATCTATACTTAATGTTCCTGCTGCATTTTTTACTACACCTCTTTCAACCCAAGACTTATAATCACCAACTGCCCCTGAACCTGAAGAACCACCAACCCTTACTGCTAAAGTTTCTGATTGAAAATATATAGCTGTATTCTCAGGCACTACAAAATAACTATCAGTTGTATTATTTAGAAAAGCATCTACTGTACTATTGTCTGTAGTTGTTTTACCATATATAAAAGTCATTGTTTGTCTTTCACCTAAAATGTCCGCTGAAGCATTACCCCCTAAGACAATTGAGTTCGTGGCTGTAGCCTCACCTAAAGTACCATAGACGTTAGCATTGTTTACACTATTATCTATTACATTATTATTACCTACTACTATATTGTTTCTTGAAAGACCTTTTACAATATTATTTTCACCCATTATATAGGTGTTGTTAGTTCCCGTTTCTGTAATATTACCTGAACCACTTATTGAGTTGTTTAAGTTACTAAAAGCAACATCAAGATTTGTATTAACTCTAAAGGTACTACAAGTTCCTGTAACTTTATCATAAGTATAACCATAAGCCTCACATTCACTTTGGTTTGGGGTTATATTGTTAGTTCCATCTGTAAAAGATACAATTCCTAAAGACGAAATGCCTAAAGGGAATATTCCAAGACCATCTATTGGTTGTATTACTCTATATTTTCCCATTATGGTACAAGTAAAAATTCAACAGTTGCTAAGTCGTTTGGTTTATAGTCTATTTTATTCACTCTAAATACTCTGTTTTTAAGCATAACCTTATCATTGAACTTAAAGGTAGATATATCCCCTGCATTAAGATTTACCTTAATAGTCATTGTTCTTGTATTAGGGTTGTAAAGTTGTGCATAATAAGGTAGCCAATACAAGTTAAACAGATTGTCTGTTACAGATGTTATACCCCCTGCCAATTGACATTCTCCAAAATGATAATCTTGAGTAGAACCTGCTACTGCTGGTATATCTGTTAGGTGACTAAACTGTAAAAAATCATCTTGATTTTCACTATTTAACCCATTTTGTGCAGGTATATAATAAGAAACCCCTGTATCTTTAATCCCATTGTTCCACATAATTCTAGGGCTGTTTTCAAACCCTTCAGTTCCATCATCATTTTTAGCATAGATTGCAGGGGTTATAAAGTTTTGAAACTGTGGCATTAAAGGTTTTATTATGGTTGCTGCAAAAGGTTCTGCTACAATTTCATCTTCACCTGTTAAAACTGTAAACCCTGAAGCATCATACTTTTTACTTCCATATAAATGCCCACCTACCTGCTCTCTGTACCTTCTAAAACAAAAATCATCATCATCTTCAACAAACTTAAAAATAGTCTTTTTATTTAAGTCGGTTAAAGGTACTAACTTCATTTCTGAAACATCTATCTTGTCTGTCCAATCGTGCTCTACACCTCTTGAAGCTAAATTAGTTCCTGCTGTATCTGTAATGAATACATCTGAATAAGGTTCTATCAATAAGTTATTAGGATTATCAGGGTCTACCATAGTTACCAAATTGAACATTGTCATAATGCCTTTAAGAAAGTCCCATTGTCCCAACTCACCTCTTAGTGTTTGTAGCAGCATATCATTTGTGGTTTGGTCTGAACTTGTAGTAGCTGTAACTAAATTATCATACGCAAGGGGAATTGATCCTGATAAGCCACTTTCCAAATCCATTGTAGTACCTGATGATTTTGCTTGACAAAGAATTGTATCACCTGCCGTAAGTAATGGGGTAATTCCTGCTGTAAAACTACCACTATAAGTATAACCAGCAGACGTTACAGTTTGTGTCTGCTGTTGAGTAGGAATACCATTAACAACCCATTGAATGTCTAATGTTTCTACTGCCGTGAGTAGAGTCTTAAATTCCATATTGTAATTTATACTATAAAATTGTCCGTCTTGTGGAACTGTAAATACCCCTGATGAATACCCAAACTCTGTAGGTATTACAGAAACAGGACTTGGATTATCTTGAAATTCTAATGTGGTATAAGATGTAGTTAAAGATTGGTCTGTTATTCTTGTTAAGACACCACTTGAACCAAATACTACAGGAGAATTATCAGCACCCCAATTGAAGTCCATATATAAGTCTGTAAATTCACCACCACCAATAAAACTAGAAGTATAGCTAAAAGGAGTATTTGGTGCATTGAATATTCTATCTATTAAATACCTTACTTGAATAAAAGGTCTAAAGGCTTGTTCTAAAGATGTAAGTTCAGGGTTTCCAACTGTAGCCAATGTTCCTGTTCCTGAACCACCTACTACCCATTGATGATTCCAATCTACAAAAGGATATTTAACAGTATCATTAGCATCTCTAAATCCTGAAGTACTTGGGTTGAGATATGTAATTCCTGTACCACTGTTATTCCAGCTATATTTTATCTGAGTTTTATTATAATCATGCTCTAATTCTGTAAAATCTAGGTCACTAAAAGTACGGTCTTCTAATACATCTGCTAAAGCTACTACTTCAGAATAAAGGTTTACATTATAGCTTATTTCACCACCCTTATCTGTTATATCTAACATTCTCATATACCCTTCAAATAATAAGAATCCATCTTGTTTTAAAACACATTGAGTCTTAACATAAGGGTTGAAAATAATACCATCATCAGACCTTGTAATTTCGTACATCTGATTGAAAATCTTATTGTTTCTTTTTGTTGCAGGTAGATTAAAAGCCTTAGAATATGACTGTACTTGTTCTGCTACATTTTTAAAGTCATCAATACTTAAACTTAAAGGTATATCTTCATCTTCATAAAGGTCACATATTACTTGTCCATTATCTAAAATATTTATAGCGTCTGAAGGCAATACTCCTGAAGGCAATACAGATACGCTACTTATAGTAACATTATCAGCGACAGTATTATAAAAGTACAACATCAGGGTTACGTTGGTAGCATTAGCTGTGAATGAAGCATTTACCTGTGATAAAGTTGCATCAAAAACTTGGGAAGATATGAGAGATGTTCCATTCCAAGCCATTACATATATTCCACCCATACTTGCAGGTGTTGGTATAATAATAGTAACATTATATAATTGCCCTATTGTTAAATTAGCAAGGTTTTGGTAAACTCCTGATAGAGTCAAAGTAGTAGTAGAATTTAAAACTAAATTACCAGATGTTACAGTTGGTAGTGCAGGGGTTCCAAATGCTGTACTTCTGAACCTGTACCACGTATTGGTTATAGTGGGTGGGGCATTTGGAATAACATCATAAATACTAGTGGTAACTAAGTCATAAGAACTAGCAGAATCTAACCCTACAAAACTAATGCCATTTACAACAAACTCATTTTGGTCGGCAGATATAGAATTATACTGTCCATCATAATGCTGTGGATATAATATTAGTTGTACTGACATTATACTGATTGTGTTCTTAACGTTTTACTTTTCTCTACTTCAAAAGTGTACTGCATTAGCTTATCGTTTGCAATAGTCTTTTTAGTAAAACTAGAAGTTATAAGTCTTACAGGTGTTGCATAATCAGTAGGGATTAATTTTGGTAGAGCTGCACCACTTGGTTCTGTAGTAAAGCCTTTAAGTATGTAAACTTCAGGGCTATTTATAAGCTCTTCAAACCATTCTGATTCTGATTCATTAACAAAATCTGTGTTCATAGTAATCTTTTCTGTGGCATTTACTCTAAAGGCTTTCTTACCTCCCTTATATCCGTATGGAGTATAAAGACTATCATTCCAAGTTCCACCTAATTGTTCGTATGTACTCCCTTTAGTAGATATTGTTTTTATAGATTTTTTAGTGAATGTATAATAATCCCAAACACCCCATTGATTCAACCAAGCTAA